CACCATCGTGCATGTGTGCTGGGTTAAAATCTCCTGCCCATTGGCTCACGGCCCACATGGATTCAATAACCATCTTATCTATTTTTTCTGGTGCTAGTGTTTCACTAGCTGGTGGTATAGATAAATAAGATTTAACCATCTCACCTATTAAAAAAACTAATTGTTGACCGTCACCATCTATCCACTCAGGTGGCAAACGTACCTCTTGTTTTACATTGCCAGCTAAATTAGGAGACCAATCCCATTGTTTAGCTAATTTAGGATCACCAAGTATCTCATCA